GGACGATTCAAACAATACTCCAGATGTAGTAGATAGAAATCAGATGGTAGGTCAAATTTATCTTCAACCAACCAAAACTGCTGAATTTATTTACCTTGACTTCAACATTACTCCAACTGGCGCAACTTTCCCTGCGTAAATTTTTAAAAATATAATATTTATAATAAAATAATATAACATGGCAGTATTAGATCCAAACGAAATATTTTTCACAGCCTTTGAACCAAAACAGGCCAATCGATTCATCATGTACATTGATGGTATTCCGGCTTATGAAATTAAAGGTGTAAGTAATGTGAATTTAACCCAAGGTTCAGTAGCTTTAAACCACATTAACGTACAACGTTTTGTTAAAGGTAAAACTACTTGGGGCCCTATCACATTTACTTTATTTGATCCTATCACTCCTTCTGGTGCACAAGCAGTAATGGAGTGGGTACGTTTACATCACGAATCTGTAACTGGTAGAGACGGTTACTCTGACTTCTACAAAAAAGATTTAACATTTGATGTACTAGGCCCTGTAGGTGATATTGTATCTGAATGGATCATTAAAGGCGCTATGATTACTACTGCTAATTTTGGCGATTACAGTTGGGATACAGTTGATACCGCAATAAACATTTCATTAACTGTTCAACCTGATTACTGCGTATTGAATTTCTAAAAATCAATTACATATTTTTTAAAGAGAGCTTGGCAACCCCAAGCTCTTTTTTTATATTATCGTATTATAAGGGAAAGTTCTTTAATATTATTCAACAATTTAAATTAAAAAAATTATGACAACATTTTATTTTGTATTAGGTATGGTTACAGTCTTAGTAATTGCTGAGGTTGTAGCTGCATTTTTTGTAATTAAAATTATTAATTCCATAAAATCAAAAACACAACATTTAGAACGTTCTCTTGAAAACGAAACAAAAGATTTACACCAACTGATTGGTAACACTGAAAGACATATTGATCATGAAGTTCAAGAGATTTACAGGCAACTTGATTCTCGATTAGATAAGTTAGAAAACAAATTAACACCAAAACAAGTTATAAAAGGATAAAGAATCCAATTAAAGAACTTTCCCCTTATAATATTTATAATCAACAAAGTTACACTAAATAAAAATTATGGCCGAACTAAATTTCCCAACAGAAATAGTCGATTTACCTTCAAAAGGATTAGTATATCCTGAAGGTCACCCTCTTCGCAGTGGTAAAGTAGAAATGAAATACATGACCGCAAAAGAGGAAGATATTCTAACAAACCAAAACTATATTAGCAAAGGTATAGTATTAGATAAATTACTAGAATCTCTTACTCTGAATAAAATTAACCTTAAAGAACTAATAACAGGTGATAAAAACGCCTTGCTTGTAGCGTCTCGTATTTTAGGTTACGGTAAAGAATATTCATTTACTATAGACGGAAAACCATACGAAATAGATTTATCTACTTTAGAAAATAAACCATTTGATGAAGGTGCTATTACACCTAGAGGTACTCTCAAATTTACCCTACCAACATCAGGTGCTGAAGTAGAAGTTAAATTCCTTACAGATAAAGATACAGAAATAATAGAGCAAGAAGTTAATGGATTAAAGAAAATCAATAAAGATTCTTCTCCTGAAATTACAACTCGACTAAAACATCAAATTGTATCTATTAACGGATCTACAAATAAAAACGATATTAAAGATTTTGTTGAAAACCACTTACTAGCTCGCGATTCTAGAGCACTTAGAAATTTCATCAAAGACACATCCCCAGATGTTAATTTAAAAACCAAAGTTATGGTGAATGGTGTAGAGGAGGACATCGACATACCAATTAGTCTTAACTTTTTTTGGCCTGACCTCTGATATAATATCACAATATAGGTTAAGTATATTTAACCAAATACACGAAATAGTATTTCACGGTCAAGGAGGATATAGTTGGGAAACTGTATATAACATGCCGTTATGGCTTCGTAAATATACATTTGATAAACTAAAAGAATGGCACACTCCTAAAACGAATGAAAATGAAGATTCTTGGGTACAGGGGAAAGCAGTAGAAGAAGCTGTTAAAAATAAAAAAATTAAGCCACCCACTTATGTTACAAAGGCATTACGTAAAAAGTAGTGCCTTTTAATATTTATAATAAAATACTTTAATGGCTGTTAATCAAAATCCGTCACAACAAAGCGTTCAAAACTCTCAACAAATTGTTGATAATACAGATTTTCTTAAAGAAAGCTTAAAAGAAGTTTTATTTCTTCAACGAGATTTTGCTGAAGAGGCTAAAAAAGCAGCTAAAGCTGTATTTGAAAGCAATATCCAAGCTGCAGCAACATATAAATCTTTTAAAGATCTATCTAATGCTACTAAAGATATTAGTGTGTCATATGCTGACATAATAACTGGTCAAAAAACACTAAGAGAACTTCAAAAAGATATAGAAAAACAAGATAAAGCCCGAAAAAGCCTCTTAATAGAAACTCAACAAGCTTTACATAAGATCGGAGCCACTCCAGAACAAATAAATGAAGCTTTATCTAAGCAAGGAGGCATATATGATTATTTATACAATACTACCAACAAAATCAAAAATGAGCAGTTTGACCTGCTCGCCCTGCACCAGGAACAACTAGACGCTTTAGATGGACAATCTAAAGATTTAAGTGAAATTCAAAAGCAAGCTAAAGTAATAAATGATGCTTTTGGAACATTAGGTAATACTGTTGAGGGAATTGAAAAAGGACTTAATAAAGCCGGTTTTGGAAATCTCACTAGCAGACTAGGGCTATCAGAAGCTGTTAAAAAAACTAGAGAATATGCCGCAGAAATAACTAAAGGAGGAACAAAAGCCTCAACAATTGGAGATAAATTTAAAATAGCAGGAGAATTAGCTAAAAATGTAGGAGGTAATCTAATAAAAAGTTTTGATCCTGTTTCTTTAGCTATAATAGGACTAGTAAAACTATTCCAGTTCATTAAAGATGCGATGTTTGGCGCTTCCAAACAAGTGGCCGAATTCCAGCGCGGATTGATGGTTTCTTCAGAAGAAGCAGAAAAAATTCGTCAAAGAGCATATGATATATCTGCTGAGTCTTCTAATCTTGCTGATACACAAGGTAAAGTACTTATATTACAAAAGCAAATAGTAGAAGCAATGAACGCTACTAATAATGCATTAGATACTCAAATAGATTTTACTCAAGATCTTGGAGAATTTGGTGAAAAAATATTAGCCCAATCTGCTATATTAAAAGATAATATGGGGCTTGAAGCCGAAGCCCAAGCCGAAATTACAAGAGAATCTATTAGAACTGGAAAAGAAATAGAGCAAATAACTAAATCTTCTTATGGAAATATAGCCGCTATAGGATTAGGAAAAAAAATTCAACTTGATGTAAATAAACTTCTTACAGAAGCTACCAAAATACAGGGCAATTTAAGATTATCTTATAAAGGTAGTACTGAAGAATTAGCTAAAGCAGTTGCTCAATCAAAATTATTAGGGGTTAATTTATCACAGCTTGAAAAAGTTCAAAGTAGTCTTTTAAACTTTGAAGAATCAATATCCGCAGAACTAGAAGCTGAATTATTAACCGGAAGAGACTTTAATTTAGAAAGAGCTAGAACTCTTGCTTTAGAGGGGGATCTTGTAGGGATGGCAGAAGCCCTTAATGCTCAAGGCATTACTTATAATAAATTGCAAAGTTATAATATAATACAAAGACAAGCAATAGCAAAAGCATTAGGGATGGAAGTCAATGAATTAGCTGATGCTTTAAAAAAACAAGAAGAATACAATCAACTTCAATTAAGAGCAAGACTAATAGGTATAGAAACGAACAAACTTGAAAAACAAAGTCTTCGAGAAATATTTGAAGAAGGCAAAAAAATAGGAAGAAGTGAAGAAGAAATTATAAAATTATTAGGAGACGAAATATATCAACGAAAATTAGCAGAAGACGCCCAAACTAAATTTAATAAAGCTTTAGAAATGGCTAAAGAATAATTTCAAAGCTTTGTAAGCAGCGGAGTTCTAGATAAATTTGCTAGTTTTTTAACAGTGTTTGTTAATAAAGTAGCTAAAGATGGTCTTGGATCTGCACTATTTGCTGACTATGGGGAAGAAATTGCCAAAGATCAACTCAAAAAAGCAGAAGAAAGACAAAACCAAATAGGACCAACTTCCACTACAGAAAGAGATATACTTGTAGCTAAGAAAGATGTATTAGAAAGCTCAAGAAGCAAAATATCAAACATCCCAGTAGCTCGCGAGATTGATCTATTTCTTAGAGAATTTAATTACCAAGACCAGAAAAAAGGACAAGAAATTGAACTACTCACAAATACTATTAATAAATTAAACCAACAATTAGAAAAAGGAATTACAGCAAACGCTTATCTTGAATATGATAGATTAAACACTAATATGAATATAAATAAAAATAACGGGTAAAAACATAATCTTTTAATATTTATAAACAAAAAACACTATGGCACTATTAAATAAACTATTAACCGACGGATCTACATTAAGTGGATTTGATGGAGTTACCCCATTAACCCCAATAGGTTCAACAGATCAATCTAGACTACACAGCACATATTCTATAAACGGTGTACCATTCCTAAGATCTAGACCAGAACCATCTCAACTAGATTTAAATGGTCAAACTCCTAAAAAATATTTAGATACACTTCCTAGAAGATAATGCCTTTAATTGATCTTAAAACAGATCTTAAATCCCTTAAATATGGGAGAGACAGGTTTGATGGAGGAAGTAGTGGACAACCGTTCATACAAACTCCCATTCCTGATGGGACATCGACTTTAGGAGGGGCATTAGCTCAAGACTATCTTCTTAGGGGAGGCCCTAGAGCATTAATAGATTTGGGAGTTGATGTTTTAAGATTAAATAAATATTTTAAAACAACAAGTGGTGTATTATTTACCACTAAACAAAATTTACTGTCTCGTACTGCATCCCCCGCTCAAGGAGGAACAAAACAAGCACCTAAATTATTTAATGAAGGAGTATACAATCCTTTATCAACGCTAGCACAAGCTGGTGTAGTTGCTTTAGGAACACATTTGAATAAACAAGGTAATCCTTTTGCTAGCACCGGAGTATTTTCAACAAACCCAAATTTATACTTTAATAAAGTTGTTGAGTCTAATAAAGCAAGTGTAAATACATTTTTTTTATCTAGTACCTTTAATCCAACAATAGGATCTAGCAATGATCGCAATGCCCAATTGCTCGAAACAATAAGTAACCTTCAACAAGGAATAGGCACTACTACTACAACACTTGCCGGAGAATTTGCAAACAGGTTAACTAATTTATGGTATACTAAACAATATCTTAATGAAGATATAGTTAACATATTGCAATATTCCGGAGGACCAGGATCCACATTAGGAGTGGGGCAAACACTTATAAAATTTGCTAGAGGAAATGGTAGCGGACAAGATGTACGAACAAACCAAGTTCAAATTAATACACAGTTATTCCCTCAAAATACTAATGTTCTTGATTTT